GAATGAAGTTCTGCCTGTTACAAATGATTTTGTTGAATCCGGGACGAAAAGAATTTCAAGTGATCTTGCAATGAAGGGGCGCGACAAGTTCATTGTTTCCTTGTGGAATGGAATGCGATGCACATTCCCGATTGTGAAAGGATATTCAACCGGAAAAGAGATTGAAACCGATATCAAAGATTGTGCGACGAAAAACGGCGTTGCAAGGAGTAATGTTGTTGTCGATAGCGACGGACTCGGAAACTATTTTGAAAGCTATATGCAAGGAATAAAAGAATTCCACGGGAACGCAAGCGCGGTGAACAAAGAAGAGTTTGCAAACTTGAAAAGTGAATGCGCTTTCAAGCTTGCGGAATTGATCAACAAGAAAGAAATATATATCAAAACAGAATCCGAAAGCGTGAAAGATTACATCATTGAAGAAATAGAACAATTGAAGCGTGCAAAACTTGAAGACGATACAGCAAAAAAGCGGATAATTAAAAAAGAAGACATGAAAGAAAAGCTCGGGAGAAGCCCGGATTTCCTTGATACATTGATCATGCGCATGATTTTTGAAATACAACCGCAAGCATCATTGTTTTTTGACACCGCTTGATTTTTTTATGAATCAATTGCACAATGCAGTTGCACGCGTCAACGATTTTGTACAAAAACATGGTCAATATTCTTGGATTCGAAATCACGCGCAAGCAAAAAGAACAGCAAAATACGGAGTATGAGCGGCGCGCTATGATATACGATCAAAACGCTTCGACAATTGAGCGGAGTATTTCCGGGTATAAGTTCAACACAAAAAAACTTTACACTGCATACAATTTCAATGTCGATGTTCAAGCGTGTGTTCGTGAGTGGAAAGAAAATGCTTTCTCCGCCGGTTATACATGGGCGGATAAAAACAACGAATCAATAGAAAATGATTCAATCTCGAATGGACTTGATGAAATATTGAACTACAAAACGCCAACGAATCAAAGCGCGAATGATTTACTTTCCGGGACAATCGAAGATTATGCGATAACTGGAAACGCGTATTGGTATTTATTGCGCAATGTCACCGGATCAAAAGTACTCGGTATAAAACAAATTGACCCGCGTGGAATGTCAATCTTGTATGATAAATACGGAACGATATTGATGTATTTGAATAACATTCGTGACATGGAATATGAAGCTTTTCTTCCGGAAGAAATTATTCACTTCAAGCGCGGAAAGGATAAGGATTTTACCATGTTCGGAGAAACACCGATGAAGGGGATCTTGTTTGACACCGCGACGGATTATCATTCACAAGTCACAAATCTTGCATTTTTTGAGAACGGAGGACAACCGGCAGGCGTGATTATGTTCGATGATGCGCTTGATCTCGAATCCGAAGAGGGAAAAATAAGATTTGAAAAATTCAAAACATCATTCAAAGGGTCAAAGAATCGCGGAAAAATGGCATTCTCGAAAGGAATCAAAGACATAAAAACATTCACAATCACGCATAAAGAAATGCAATTCATTGAAGGTCGCAAATATTCAACGGGTCAAGTATGCAAAGCGTACGGAATCAGCCCGTTTGCATTCGGTGTTACGGAGAAAGTAAATAATAACAACGGCGTTGAATTATCAGCGCATGACTACTTCAATACAATAATTCCGCTTGAAAACAAGATTGCGGAAACAATATCAAGAAACCTTCCGACACGCCTTGGATTGCGTGAAGGTGAAATTAAGATGCAAGCAAATCCGCAAAAGCGATTCATTCAATTGCTTATGGAAAAATACATGCAAGAGTATGAAAAAGGCATTTTGACATTGCGACAATACAAAGCAAAAACAGCGCAAAAGATCACGCCCGAAGACGAAGCAAACCCGAATATTGACAAGCACATCATATTGAGCGGAGGCGGTGCGATACTGTCCGAAAGCATCGGACAAATACAAAACGAAACCGTCACAGCATAAAAATATTTGCATTTTATTTCAAAACTCTCTATTTTTAAAACGACGCGCGCATTGTCATTTTTGCGCGTATATGAACGAACAGAAAAAAGAACTCAAAAAGTTCATCAATGAAAACGGTTTCTTCTTGCATCTTGACAGTGTTCATGAGATTTCAAGGAAAGAATTTTTAGAGAGCAACGCGCTAAAAACAAACTCGAAAGTTCCGGAAGGTGACAACATCATTTTTTTCGAGGGTACTGCATCGCAGAATTTTGAAAAAGGTGAAGTTTCACGGAATGAATACAAAATTGATCAAAAAGGGTGGATGGTTAACAGTTACATGAAGAATCCGCAAATACTTCTTTCTCACTCCCCGAAAGAGCCAACAGGGAAAGCGGTTGAACTTTCGCTTGATTCAAAAGGAATGAAAGTCGCGTATTATGTAAATCTTGACTGGGTTGATGAGGTGAACGCAAGGAGAATCAAAGGCGGTGCATATTCGGGATTATCAACCGGACACATAACGCATGAATACAAATACGAAAACAAGGAGACAGGCGAGCTGTTGACACCAGAAGAGATTGAAGACAAATACGGACTTGATGAATGGGACTTGATGTTTTCGGATGCTTGGAATTTTGTGGTAACGAAAGCGGAGCTTGTTGAAATAAGCATGGTAACTCTGCCCTCCAATCCAGAGGCTTTGACAGTACAAAACTCTTTACAAAACTTTTATAAAAATCTTATGAACAAGAAAAAAAACGAAATCGAAGAGGAGAAAAAGGAAGAGGACACAAAAACCGATCCTGAAACTTCCGAACCGGAAGGCGAAGAGAAAACACAGGAAGAGCCTGAAAATCCTGAGCCTGAGAATGGCGGCGACTCTGACGAAGAAAAGCCAGAAGGTGAAGAGGTGGAACCGGAAGAGCCTGAAAACGGCGAACCCGAAGAGGATGCAGACGAACCCGCGGAAATATCAGAGGAAAATTACATTGCTCTTGACGCTTCGATCAAGGAAAAGAAAGCGGAGCTTGATAGGCTTGAAGCAATAAAGAACGGCGTAAAACCAAAGACAACCGCGAAGAAAGCAACACAAGAGAGCAACGCCGAAATCAATTCTCTAAAAGAGCAGTTGAAAGAAGCAAATGCGCTCATTGAATCGCTTTCTGAATTGGCAATCAAAAACTCGAAAGAGTTGAAGAAAGTCAATGAGATTCTTGACTCTATTCCGGAAAGCGGGCGAGGGCTTGTGCTCTCGAATCAGTTTGAAGGGAAAGCAGTCAAAAAGCCTGGACTCCTTGACAGGCTTAATACAGCAATCAAGGGATAATTTTTTAATTTTATTCATCTATCGTGAAGCAATCTACACAAACCATCCTTGCGAACATCGCAAGCGAACTCGGTCAAGAGGGGATCGAGTCTGTAAAACAGAAAGAGCAAGCATATAAGAGTTCAAAAAAGCAACTCAATGGCTTTCAGGTTTTGTCAAACATGGGAATTGAAGTCCCTGGCTTTCAACCTGACATGAAAGTTGTTCAGGAAAAAGCACGAATTCAAGAATCAAACTATCTTGAAAAACTGCAAACCAACGCAAACGAAGCAATGCACACAACCAACACCGGATACGGTGAAGAGCTAGTGCCTTCCGATGTACTCATGAATGAAGTTCTTGAGGCGCTTCCAACATACCAAAGATTTGTACAAGCTCTTCCGGGCTTCCACGGCGCGGGGCTTGATACACAAGTCACACGTTCAATCATTGGAGACGCGGGACTCATGCACTATAATCCAACCGAGCACACAACCGGAGCGCTTGACCGTGAACAGGCAACGCATCGACTTGGAACTGACAAGGTGACATTGAATCAAAAACAAATGTTCATGCTCATTGATGTATCCGATCAGCTTGCAACATTCAATCAGCTTGGCGCGGCGGCTTTTGAAACGCTTGTGCGAAATCATATCGCAATGAGTTGGGCGCGAACTGTTGAAGCCGTCATTATCAACGGTGACACCGAAACCGGCGCAACCGGCAACATCAACAGAGATGACGCCGCACCGGCATCCGGGCATGTATCATACGATACTTATCTTGGATGGAACGGACTGAGAAAAATGGCAATCGTTACCGATGCAAACACCGTGAATGTGAGCGCACTCACATGGGCGGACTTCATTGCTGCACTCAATAAAATTGATGACTATGCGGCAATGCCCGATGACTGCATGTGGCTATTCAATAGACAGACATACAACCAGGCTTTGACTCTTGACGAGTTCAAGAAAGCAAACGAAAACGGTCAAAAGTCTGTAATCTTTGACGGTGCTTTGACAAACATTCTCGGATCTGACTTATTCGTAAATAGAGACCTTCCGAAAACGGAAGCAGATGGAAAAGTATCAGATACCGCCGGGAACAACACTCTTGGACAATTCCTGTATTTCTGGAAGCCCGCCGTTCAATGGGGATACGGAAAAGGCTTGACTGTAAAGCTTTACGATTACGGACACAAAGGGTATCAGCTCGACGGCTGGGGATATATGGGACTTGCAATTGTTGGAAGCGGACAAACTGCAAACCTTTCAAAAAATACTGTCACCGCCGGAATCAATGTAACATTGAGTTAAAAGGCTACTACGGGGGCGGAATCATCCGCCCTCTTGTGAAGTTTTTTATTTTACAACACTACAATGATAAAAATTAAGATCAAATGGATTTCAGAAACCGAAAGCGCAATACCGAAAGTTAAAAACGGTGAAAAATTCCCTGTAAAAAAAGGCGATACAATTGAGATTTCAGAAGATGTTTATGCTTGGCTTTCTCAATCTTATAAAAATCATATTGAAGTTTTGCCCGAAAAATCTCATGACAAAAAAGAAAGCAAGCCAAAAGAAGAAGAAAAACCAATTGAAAAAAAGGAAAAGAAAAAAACTTCTAAAAAATAAGCAAACGCAAGAATTAAAATTTTATTCACAAGCATGAACAATTTGAACGACTTTCATTATGAAGCAACGGCACTTGATCAACGCGCAAGCGGAACTATCACCGTTGATGATTATTCCGTTCTTTCTGGTAAAACTGTCACCGTTGACGGAAATGTATTGACGGAGGGCGTTGACTGGAATGCGGCAACAGATAACGATACAACCGCAACAAGTCTTGCGAGTGCGATTGACGGCATTGCCGGATATTCAGCAAGCGCAACGGGCGCGATCGTGACAATATACTATGAAACACCGGGAACGGGCGGAAACGCAAAGACAGTGGCAACAAACGCGGTGAGTGGATTGACGCTTTCAGGTGCAACGCTCGCGGGCGGCGTTGCGGCAACGTATACGGACAAGATCCTTGTCGATCAAGCGAACGAATGCGAACAGGTGCAAGAAACAACAGCACTGACAGGAACAAGTCCGACTGTTGACATCACACCGCAATACAGTTTTGACAACGGCGTTTCATGGCATGATGATTCATTTGTATTCACGCAAATCACAAGCGCGCCGGCAAGTGAAGCACTTGACCGCTCTTTCAACGGAACGGAAAGGCGTTTCAAAATCGTGCTTGGCGGTACGAATCCGTTATGGACTGGAAAAATACATGCAATTCCGAAAACATAAGATCGGGAAAAATCCGAAACTTGCACTCATTCATATATTACTTTATAGTTTGAGTGCATTTTTCGTTGTGTATATGGGAAACTTGATTTCAATTGCGGAAATACAAAATCTTACTGGTATTTCTGGAAACGATTCGCTTTTGCGTGTTCATAGAGATATTGCAACGGAACTCCTTGAAAGTATTCTCAATGTCGAGTCTCTCGAATCTCACACCGTAACCGATGAAGAAATACACTTTTTTGATCCATATTTCATTATATTTGAACAATTCCCCGTCGATGTAACAAGTATATCTCTCAAGGACTCCCTAAAAAGTTCGATTACAACAACCTATAGTTTTGAATTACCGCCAAACGGTAAACGGAGAGCACGCATCCTTGATTCTGATAATATACCAACTATAATTGGGTATGATTATGTATATGCTACTTATACAGCCGGATACACAACGCAAACAACAATTGAAGTTTTGACGCAACCGAACGCGGGCGACAAATTATATGTTGACGTTGCCGGCACGCGTACGGAATGGGAGTTTGTTTCCGGCACACCTGGCACAAACGAAATTGAAATCGGTGCAACAGAAGCGGACACGGCGGCGAACATAGCAAGTGAGCTTGACGGGACATCATCAAGTGAAACGGCAACATTGCCAGTCGGTACGAAAGCAGAACTTTCAACAGGCTTGACAACGGCGGATTTTACGATCACGCTTCCGACTTTTCCGGATGCGCTCAAAATGTGTATTGCTCTTATTGCGGGCGCGGGCGTATCACGTCAATCAAATCTTGCAAATGACATCAAGTCTTTGAAGATTGACGACAAGACGATTCAATATGTTGACGGCGCAAACGGTGAAGGAAATTCACTCGAAAGCATATTAAGCTATTACATCGGATATTTTTCTAAAAATGGCATCAAAGCAATCTAAAATGACCGGCGTTGATTGTTGCAAAATATACAAACATTTTATAATGAGTCAAAGATTCGGACTTTGTATCATTTCAGAGAGAAAAGAAGACGGCAGTTTCGAACCTTTTTCAATTGGTCAAGATTTAAAAATCACACATGATTCAAGCATTCACACAACAATTCTTTGACACGGCCTCATTTTATACCGTCACAACATCGACAACGGACGGCGTGCAAACCAAAAGCGAAACGCTCTTGTATGACTCAATCCCGTGCAATCTTGTCGAACGTTCAAAGCCTTTTGACCTTGTCAATTCACCGGCGCAAGATGAACAATTCACGAACGAATGGCGGTGTGACGTTTCAAGCGATTATGGAGGGGCGGCAAGGGGTGACACCGTAAAGATCACAAAAGACGGTGATACAAGAGAATTTGTAATAAAAAAGAAAGTCGTTGATACTGATTTCAACGGTACAATACAATTTTATAAATATTTCATTGAAGAAAAACTATGAACACGCGCTTTGAAATGGGCGATCTTGTTTACGCCTGGAAACTGAGAAAGGGCAAAGATCCCGAACTTGTGAAAGGATACATCAACGTCATTGAAGAATTCAATCAAAGAGGTGACAAAGAAAACTTGATATTCTATGGGATAACAAAAGAAAAATTTCTTCCGTTATTCATAAAAGAGTCATTGAATATCGAAAGGATCGGAAGATTCGAACACGTTTTCAAGTCATTCAATGAAGCTAAAAAATTTTTATCAAACTCATGAAAAAAATATTTGTATTTGTTGTAACATGCTTATTATCGTTTCTTCTTTCTTTCGCGATCTTATTTGCACAAGAACGAAAGACAAAAGCACTTTGCGACAATGCAAAAAATGAGTGGATAGGGAATATTTATAGAAAGGCATTTAGCGGTGACAAACTAGACATTGACTCTGAATGGGAATTTTTCTTGAATGATTTTGAAGAAAGGAATAATTTGAAAAACGGATCGCTGTTGAAATATTGTGAGAACTTCACCAAATGAACGCCGAAAGACTGCTTAGAAAATTCACGGCAAAACAAAAGAAACGCTTGCGAATAGCGGGCTTGTATCTTGAGGATAAAATGCACGAAATCGTTGCAATCGACACTGGCAATCTTGACACGTCAATTCGAACGGATGCAGTGAAAGATACACCGGCGGGGCTTTCTGTTGAAGTGGGGTCGTTTGGCGTACCGTATGCAATATATGTTGATCAGCCGACATCAAGAGGCGAAAAAAACTTTCATCGTTTCGGGCGTGTCGTGTATAGTGGAAACGGTCAACAATTCCGAAGGCGCGCATTGAATCAAGCACGCGCAGGAATCATTCAAATATTATCAGGATTCTTTTGAGCATATACACTGATCTCGTGACGGCACTAAAAGCAGACTCGACAATCTACTCCGCAACAGGCGACAGGATTTTTCAACGTCAACCGCTTAAAGAGCCTTCCGACACTTTCATCAATATCATTCAGGAATCAAAAACGCAACAAGTCGCAAATGACGACAAGGTTATTCGTTTCTTCATATTCTCGAAAGACATGACGGAGCTTGAAACGCTTTCCGTTGCTTTGATTTCGTTGCTCGTTGATAATGCATCTTTGGGTTTCAAAGTCGCATTACAAACACAATCCGATGCGCAAGTGAAATTACAAAACGGTTTTTATTACAATACATTGACTTTTATTTTCAAAATAACAACATGAGTGGATTGTTTGACATGATAATTGAATCAGAGATTAAATATATTAAGAATGGATTCAGAGTAGTAGAAAGGATATACGGAGAGCATGAAGAAAATACAGAATTCTATAATAATGAGATAAAAGAATTAGAAACAATGAAGAAGATAAAAATATCAGATAAAGAGTTTTTAGAAATATTTAATTCGTGCATAAAAGAAAGACAAAGAGCCGCAATAAAATATTATATTTTTTTAAAAAGATCGGATAAAAATTTCCTGAAAGAATGCTTAGATAAGTACAAAATAAAAGAATGCACATTCAGAAAATCAATGGAAAAGGGCAGAAGTAAATGTATCGGCAGTGTAGTAAGGCATAAAAATACAAAAAATATTAAATATTTTCTCTAAAATTTTGATCAAAATTCTTGCAATTGATTTTACAATCTTTTATTTTTGACACGATGACAACATCAAAGAAAAAGAAAGAGGCAAAGAAAAGCTACAAATGCACGTTTCTTTCGGATCATGTATTTTTCGGAAAGGAATACAAGAAAGGTGACACGATAGAGATCACACCGGAACAACGCGAAAGGATAAAAGAAAGAAAAACCGTTGAAATCAAATAGTTCTTTTTAAAACAAATGACGCGCGCAATGGTGTTTTTTACACTATTGATTGAAGTCCGGTGCTTCATGCGCGTGTCACATCGGGCGGACATCAATAGTGAAAATGACATCATTCATGTCATTTTTTTATTTTATACAAAAATTATGAGTGCAGTACGTCCAACAACACTTTCGAAATACATCGGGCAATTATGGGTGCGCGATAATTCCGTCGGCGGATCATATCGCCGAATGGGATCGGTGCGAGGTCTTCTTTCAAGGATCACAATGGAAGAGGCAGATATCAAAGCGGATGACACCGGAACGGTGATCAATTCGACTAAACCAGTCATTCGTGTTGAATGTACTTTTCTTGAGGTATTCGATCCAAACCTTGTTGACATTATCCTTCCTGGTACACGCTCAAACGTCGCCGCCTCTCCGGTATCCGTAACAGGTGAAGCACTCGGAACAGGGTGGACAGTAGGGCAACCGATCAAGCTTGCGAACAAAAACGGTGACAATACAACTGTCACATCAATTGTGATTGATGAAGACGGAACGCCACTCGTTGACGGTACGGATTACGACACATACGTTGCAACTGCCGCCGATGACAACGGTGATCCTGGTTATACATACATCGTACCATTGACGGCATCATCCGGAGTACTCGACGCCGACTATGATTACACGCCGAACGCTTCAAGCTCTTTTGTCATCACAAAAGAAGCGCAAGAGCTTCCGACACTTGATGTGTATATTACCGGAACGGATTCAAGCGGAAACGAAATCAGAATCACTTTGACGGATTGCAATTTCACAGGTGACTATGTTCAAGAGTTCATTGATTATGTTGAAGCGGGCGACATAAACGGATCAACAATCGCATTTGACTTGAATGATGGCGGTACTTATGAGTATTATGATGAAGTCAATGACGACTTGGCGTAATACATGAAAGAACTCCACCGCAAAAAGTACAGGCTCGAAATAAAGATACCCTTCCTTTTCTTTACAAAAAGGAGGGTATTTTATTATAGACAAGGCACGTTCAAAGAGCTTTTTGAGATGATCTCCTGGATTCATAGTGACGAAGACATCCTTCCATGGATGTTTCATTTCCTGAATACATACACAACAGGGGAAATATCAAAACGAGAATTCAAAAAAGTCTATGGAATAGAGAAAAAAAGAATTTACGAATTTTTGATGAATACGTTTGCAAAAGGTTTCATGAAACGCGAAAAGAGAAACAAACCGACATTGAAACCATACAAACCAAAAGGACACACGGGCAATGACTTTTCAATATTCAATGCAACCGTTGCAAGTATGAGCGAAATGATAGGCTTTCAGGAATTCATGAACTTGACACCCGATCAACTCGAATACATTTCGATCGGAAAAATATGGAATTACAACGAAACCGACAAGAAAGGACAAACGAGAAACCGGATTTATTATCACGCGATAAAAGAAGATGATGAAGCGAATCTTGCGAAATTGAAAAAAATTGAAGGAAAATTGCATGATCCGAATAAATAGTTTATATTTTGATTGACGCGCGCATCATCATTTTTTTGCGCGTATGCCAGAAACAGAAGACAGATTGACAGTCACGCTTGAAGTCGAAACGCAAAAGG